TCTTGTTGCCAGAGATTGGAACGGCGCGCGGCGCGCCCCAGGCTGGCTCAAGAAACGACTCAAGGAGAAGCCGACGTTCGGCCCATGAATTCTCAGCGGGTGAGCGCCGAACGCTGACCGGAATCGACCGGCACATCGGCCTTCGTTGCGTAGTGGTGGCCCCAGCAACGACACCGGCCCTGGGGGCTGGACGACATAGGCCGCGAGGCGCAAAGCCAAGCCCGCCGACGAGTGACCCGGATCAGAGGGGCCACCACTTTGCCCGCCGCTCGATTTCAGCGGTAAAATGGCTCCCATGAGCACCGCTCCTCACTGGTTCCGAGACTTCATCTCCATGCATGATCGCGTCGCCATCGTAGGCGGCCCGCGTTCGGGAAAGACGACACTCGCTGCGTCGGTGACCGACCGTCCGGTGTTCGGCACCGACGATCTCATGGCGCTCCCGTGGGAAGATGTTCCGCGCGCGGTGATCGAAAAGGCGGAGACGCTTGGGTCGCGGTGGGTAATCGAGGGCGTCCAGGTCGCGCGGTCGTTGCGCAAGGGTCTGTGCCCTGACGCCGTCCTCGTGCTCCGGGGATCGCACGGCGGCCTGACGCCTGGGCAGAGCGCCATGTCGAAGGGTATCGACTCCGTACTGCGCGAGTGGCATGGAGTAAACCGTTCGGCGATCGTGCGCGTGGTCCACTTATGACGTTCGGCGACATGCGACGTCCGCGGTTGCGCTTCACGCCGGAGGGTCGCGCGTGGCACCAGGCGCACCGCGAACATCCCGGGTACAACGAGATCGGCGAGGAGTGCGCCAGCTGCATAGCGGATGTCCTTGCGCGATCGATGGCCGAGGAGGCTCGTCGGATGTCGCAGTTCCTCGGACCGTCAGAGTTCGTCGCTGACGTGCTCGCTGCGATCGACAGGGACCACGTCCATCAGTCCCGGAAACCGGATGCTGACCCTCGCTGAGATCGAAACGCTCACCGACGAGCAGCTGACGCAGGCGCTGCGCATCATGCGCGCGCGCGAGCCCTTCGACGCGGCTCGGTTGTGCTACGCCGACCAGCTGGCCTACATCCGCAGCCCGGCGAAGCGAAAGGTGCTCCGCAAGACACGCCGCGCGGGTGGCACCGTCGGGCTCGCAACCGCGCTCCTTGAAGACGCGCTCAAGCCGCCGTTCGCGAACCAACTCTACGTCACGTCGACGCTCAAGAATGCGCGCCGCCTCGTGTGGCCGACGCTCAAGAAACTCAACGACAAGCACGCGTGCGGTGGCATCGCGAACGAGACGGAAGCCTTCATGCGCTTCCCGAAGCTCCCGAACGAGCCGATCATCTACCTGGGCGGCGCGAAGGACCGCGAGGAGATCGACAAGATCCGCGGCCTCGAAGGCGGCCTCAAGCGCGCGGCCGTCGACGAGGTTCAGGCGATCCGACTGTCGATCATGCAGTCGCTCGTCGACGACGTCATCGAGCCGTCGCTGTTCGACTACGACGGCCGCCTCGAACTCGTCGGAACGCCTGGACCAGTGTGCGCGGGCTACTTCTACGACGCCGACAAGGGCGCGAACGCGAGCGCCTGGGAGCACTTCTTCCTCGACATGAGGCGGAACCCGTTCCTGCAGAAGAAGTCGGGCAAGACGGCGACGCAGATCCTCGCCGAGCTTCTCGCGCGCCGGAAGTGGCAGCCCGACAACCCGACGTTCCTTCGCGAGTACTGCGGCGAGTGGGTGACCGACTCGGGCGCGCTCGCGCTGCACTACGACTCGGTCCGCAACCGCTGCGAGTGGATGGACGCGCCGGTTCGCGGCTGGCGCTACATCATCGTGTTCGACATCGGATTTGACGACGCCGACGCGATCGCGGTGCTCGGGTGGGCGCCGAACGAGCGCAAACTGCGCCTCGTGAAGGAGGTCATCACGCGGAAGCAGGGCATCACGCCGCTCGGCGACCAGTTGAAGATGCTGTTCGGGATCTACCAGCCGATGCACCTCGTCGGCGACCTGGGCGCGCTCGGGAAGAAGATCGGCGAGGAGTTGACGCAGCGGTGGGGGCTTCCCGTCGAGGCCGCCGACAAGTCGCGCAAGGCCGAGCACGTGGCGCTGCTCGACGACGCGCTTCGCACGGGCCACATGCTCGCCCCGCCCGACAGCCGATTCGCCGAGGACTGCGCGATCGTGCAGTGGGACGCCGACAAGAAGGCGAAGGGCGTGCTGGAGTTCGACTCGGCCTATCACACGGACATCGGCGACGCGGTCCTGTACGGCTTCCGGCGCGCGTACCACTGGATCGAGGACGAGACGCCGGTCGAGCCGACGCCGTTCGACGACCCGCTGCTCAAGGCGATGCTCGCGACCCAGGTGGTTGACGACGCCCCGAATTACGACTAGCGTCTGCGTCAGGCACGGGCCGAAGGCGTTCGGTTCTCTCGCTAAGAACACCCGAGCGCCGCACCTTGTCCGCGCTGATGGGCTGCGCGCTGGGGCGCAGAGAGGCTTTGCAAGCCACTCGCGGTCGGTTCGATTCCGACGCGGTCCACGGCTTGTCCCGGGCTGCAAGAGCGGGATACGAACGCCAGGGCAGTCCTCCTGGCAAGCATCCATTCGAGGTCACTTGACGGGCGCCCCGATCCGGGCGACGCTTGCGGCATGAGCACGACGACGTGGCAGCTGGGAGCGCGCTACCCCGAGCGGAAGATCGGCCCGGTGCCCGCGACGAAGGACGAGCGGTTGCGGCGCGGCCATCGCCTCGAAGCGTCTCCGCCGGAGCGAATCTTCGGCACGTTCCAGGATCTGATCGTCGGCAAACCGATCGGATTCGCGTCCGCGGGAGCGCTCGGATCGCGCTGGCGCGCAACGTTCAAGCAGTGGCGCGAGATGTGCGACCGCAACCGCGCGGAGCACACGCCGGTCGACGCCGGCAGCGACGGCAAGACGCGCAGGCAGGTCAAGGCCGCGGCGCGCGCCGCATACCACAAGCGCGTGCTCGCATGGCGCCGGGCGAAGCGGATCGCTCGGCGCGCGAGCATCTTCAACGCGGTCGCGGCGGCGGTGTTCGGGGGCGCTTGATGGTCTTCGCCGCTGGCGTCGTGACCGGATTGCTGCTCGCCTACATCGTAGGTCGCGTGATCGAGCACATGGCGTTCCGGTCTTTCTGGGGAGGCTGACGATGGCCGATGACGACGTCCGCTGGGGCCCGAACCCGTACCCGCGCGAGAACGCGCGAACGATGGTCGGCGGCAAGACGCCTGGGCTTCGTTCCGCCGGCAACATCGACATCATGAATCGGCCGCTCGTCAAAAACGCCGACGGAACATCAAGCACGGTTCGCTCGATGTCGTTCAACGATGGGAAGGACGAGGTTCTCGTGTCTACGGTGCATCCGAGCGGAAAGCGCCTCATGTCCGACGACGAGGCGATCGCGCGCTATCGAAAGACCGGCGAGCACCTTGGGAAGTTCGACACGCCAGAGAACGCGACGGCATATGCGAAACGCCTGCACGAGCAGCAGGCTGCGGACAAAGTCGGCGATGACGGCGCGCTCTCGGTGCGGACGCCTGGAGGCCCTAACGGGCGCCGCGTCGACATGAAGTCGGCGCCAGTCAAGTCAACTGCCATCGCCGCCGCGGAAGCGTACGGGCGCAAGTGAACCGCCGTCGCGAGGACACGCGATCGTGGCGTGACGACACGTTTCGCCGCGACCAGCGCCATCAGTGGCGCCGCATCGCCGCCGGAACGATGGCCCACGAGGCGAGCGGCGTCATGCCGCCAGGATCGGTCGCTCGCGTGTTTCACCAGGCGTGGTCGCGCGGGTTCGATCTGGAGGGGAAGTGAACCGGCGCGGCTTTCTTGGCGCCCTTGCGGCGATCGCGCTGACGACGAAGGCGGACCTCAATCCGGCCGCCGCGCAGACCGTCGGACCCGCACGGCTCGCGCTCACGGGGCTCGCGGCATGGCTGCCGACGCTAACCGTGCTCCCGTCTCCGTTCTGTCCGCGCGACAGGATCTACGCCATCGACCCGACGGCGATTTCGTTCAAGGCGACACCCGATCCTCGCGTGTTCAACCTGGCATTCGGAGATGGTTCGGTTGCGTCGACGGACGGCGCCAGTGACGAGGAAGCGTTGGCTTTCTTCGGCCTGGACCGCGGGAAGACCGCGATCATCGTCCACCCTGCGCATGAGTCCGAGCTTCGCGAGGCGATCGAGGACGCC